TTTTCATTTTGGTCTCCATGTGTTGGCGCGGCGCTGTGCCGGCTCAGTGACAACACCCTAGAACGACATTTTGTCGGGACCTATGGACAAATTGTCGCACCCCCGCCGCACTGGCTCGCTCTTGCCGCCAACGTCGCCCGCCGCTATGGCCACGCTGCCCGTTAAATGCCCGCTGGGCGCTATTCGGGTCTGCCATGCCGGATTGTACCGTCAGCTAGCCGATAGGGCGTGGCGGGGCTTAAAACGCCTTGCACGGCCAGGGCGCTAGGCTTAGTGTTGCCCGAATTGGCAACATCACATGGCGCGGTCATGCCGCTGACGATTGAACATCTGGGTATTGATAAACTGATTCCTTACGCCAGGAACAGCCGGACGCACGCAGAATTCCAGGTCGCCCAGATTGCAGCCAGCATAAAAGAATTTGGCTTTACGAACCCTATCCTGATTGACGGAAGAAACGGCATCATCGCTGGCCACGGTCGGGTTTTAGCAGCTCGTAAGTTGGGCCTGTCGTCGGTGCCGTGTATTAGCTTGCCGGACCTGACGGAAGCCCAGAAGCGGGCTTATGTGATTGCAGACAACAAGCTGGCACTGAATGCAGGATGGGACGATGCGATGTTGGCAGTCGAACTGGCTGATCTTCAGGGCATGGACTTTGACGTTGGGCTGACCGGCTTTAGTGCCGACGAGATTAGCGCCCTGCTGGCCCCACCTGGCACCGTGGGCCTAACGGACGAGGATGCCGTACCCGAGGCCCCGGAAATCCCGGTGACCGTGCTGGGCGATGTGTGGTTGATGGGCAATCACCGGCTGATGTGCGGCGACAGCACCAGCATCGACGCCGTCGAAACCCTGATGGCAGGGCAGAAGGCGGACATGGTGTTTACCGACCCGCCGTACAGGATGGACGCCACCGGAGGTTCGGAACAGCCTATTGGCCGCGCTGCCGCAAAACTGGGTGAGGCTATCGCGCACCTTTGCGAGTTTGACCCTGTTGCCTTTCTTGCAACGCTTCCTCTTGTTTTCCCAAAGGGGAAGATGAGCGCGTACATATTTTGCAACAAGGACTTAGTACCGGACTATCTGAACTGGGGGGTTCAAAACGGGTACGCTTTCAACATCCTTTTTTGGAAGAAGCCGAACGCAATCCCGCTTGGCGGTCAATTCCGCCCAGACATGGAGTACCTGTTAGTTTTCAGAAAGTCCGCCATCTGGAACAACGGCGTCGCAGGTGTTTCGTATTCTAAGCTGCTTGAGTACGGTCGTGAAAACTCGACGCCGCACCCGACAATGAAGCCGGTGGCAATGATCGAAAACCAGCTTTTAATTGCATCTAACACAAAGTCTACGGTGATGGATTTCTTCGGCGGTTCCGGCTCCACCCTAATCGCCTGTGAGAAAACCAAACGCCGCGCTTTCCTGATGGAACTCGACCCGAAATACTGCGACGTAATTGTCAAGCGCTGGCAGGAATTTACCGGCAAAACAGCCACGCTAGAGTCAACCGGCCAGCCGTTTTCGCCCGCTAAACTGGCAGCATGATTGGCGCAATAAAAGAAAATGGCCCAGGCACCTCATAAACCATCCGAGAAAACTCGCCAGCAAGCGCAGTCCGCCGCCGGCCTGGGTCTGCCGCACGACCAGATCGGGGCGCTGCTGGGCATCAGCGACGAGACGCTGCGGAAGTACTATCCGACCGAATTGGCCCTAGGTAAGGCACAGAGCAGCGCGGCGGTGGCCAAGACGTTGTTTAACAAAGCTCAGGCTGGCGACACGACCGCGATGATCTGGTGGACCAAGGCGCAGATGCGCTGGGCCGAGACCGTCCGGCACACTGGCCATGACGAAGGCCCGGTCCAGTTGGTGGTGCGATGGCAGAGCGACTGATCGACATCGCGTATAAACCGCGAGCGGCGTTTAAGCCGTTCCACGACCGCACGCAGCGCTGGGGGTGCCTGGTCGCACATCGTCGCGCAGGAAAAACACTGGCTGCAGTGAACGATCTCATACGAGCGGCTGTGACATGCACGACACCCAACGCTATGTTCGGGTTCGTGGCTCCTTACAGATCCCAGGCAAAGGCGGTGGCCTTCACATATTTAAAGGAATTCAGCCGTCCGATTTTGCAGAACAGCAACGAGAGCGAACTAGAAGTCACGCTCGTAAACGGTGCCCGCATTCGTTTGTTCGGAGCCGATAACGCAGACGCAATGCGCGGGTTGGGCCTTAGTGGAGTCTACCTTGACGAGTATGGGGACTTTCGTCCTAGTGTCTGGGGCAGCGTTATACGCCCAACGCTAAGCGACAACAATGGCTGGGCTACCTTTGGAGGGACTCCTAAAGGGCGCAATCAGTTTTACTCCATTTACGATATGGCCAGTCGCAACGATGACTGGTTCCTGTTGCGCTTGCCGGCATCAACGAGCGGCTTGCTCCCGCAGTCTGAGCTTGACGCTGTCCAGGCGCAGCTATCGCCAAATCAGTATCAGCAAGAGTACGAGTGCAGCTTCGAAGCCTCGATCCTTGGCGCCATCTGGGGCGACGAGATGCGCGATGTTACCGACACTGGCCGCATCGCCGCCGTTGAATGTGACCCCGATCTGCCCGTCCACACGGCTTGGGACTTGGGCTACCGCGATGACACCGCAATATGGTTCTACCAGGTGCTGCGCGATGAAATACACGTGATCGACTATTACGCTGTGAGCGGCGCGACGGTATCCGACATTGCGGCGACGATCCTTCAGAAGCCTTACCGTTATGGCCGGCATCAACTGCCGCACGATGCGCGGGCCAAGACGCTGGCGAGCGGTGGCAAGTCGATCATCGAACAGCTTGCCATGCATCTTGGCCTTGGCAGCTTGGCCATTGTGCCTGATCTGAGCGTGCAGGACGGCATCCAGGCGGTGCGGACGATGTTGCCGCGAGTGTGGTTTGACGCTGAGAAGTGCCGCGACGGGATCGAGGCGCTGCGTCAGTATCAACGTGAATATGACGAGGACAAAAAGGCGTTTCGGCAGAGTCCGCGCCATGATTGGTGTAGTCACCCGGCGGATGCATTCCGCATGTTGGCCGTTGCATGGCGGCAGGAGCCCGCCCGTGAACGTCCTGTTGCCGAGCGCCCTTTGATTGTTGGCGAGCAGAACACGGCGACCCTTAACGACATGTGGGCGGCGCATGAGCGCAGTCATTCCAACCGAGCGAGAATTTAGGAGCATCGAATGTCTGGAGTAAGCAATCCCTATCGGTATCAGTATGAGACTGTCGCGGCTAGCGTCACGGGTCAGGTGCTTGGCGGCACGGGTGCCAAGGGTGATTATGTTCACCGGCTGATTATCAACACGATCACTGTTGCGAGTGCTGGTGTGACGTTGATTGACGGTGCGACGTCGATTGTCATTCAGACGGCGGCGAGTGCGGTGATTGGTGTTGATAGTATTGAGGTGAATGTGGCTTCGGCGTCTGGTGCGTGGTCAATTACGACTGGTGCTGGTGCGACGGTTGTTGCGGTTGGGGTGTTTAGCGCGTGATTAATCTTAACCAGCCAATGGGTGGTGCGGGTGATTTGATGTCGCCTGGCGGTGGCGATGCTGTTGCGGGTGGCCGGGGGTTTGGCGGTGGTTTTGAGGGCATGGATCAGACGTTTGGTCAGCGTGCTGGTGGAATGTTTGGCGGTGCGTTGGGTTCGGTTGCTGGTCCTGTTGGTGGTGCAATTGGTTCCGTTGCTGGTGGATTTGCAACGGGCAACAGTGCTGGGAGGTCGGTGGGTGGTGGGCTGGGTGGCGTTCTGGGTGGTGCGTTGTTTGGTCCTCCCGGCGCGGTTATTGGTTCATTTATTGGCTCGCAGATTGGGCATGCTATTTCGGGATCGAATACGCCGGGTTTAGCTGTGGATGCGGCGCGTGGGAACATGTCGGGTTATGACATGGCTGGCGCGAATGAGGCTAGCGCGGGGTCTGGCGCAACAGGGACTAACAGCGACACGGGCATGGGTTCTGGTTTTGGGTTTGGAGCTGATATGGGCAATGGTTATGCGGATGGTGGTGTTGTAGACCGGCTTGGTGGTCCTGATCCTGCTGGTGCTGATGATGGTTATGCGGCTTTGCAGCGCGGTGAATTTGTGGTGCCCAAGCAGATTGTTGATGCGCTTGGCGGGCCGGGTGGCATTACGCAGTTGTTGCTGGGTATTTTGCAGCAGAGGCAGCAGCAGCAACCCATGCCGATGAACCAGCCGCCGATGCCAATGCAAGCGGCGATGCAGCGGCCTATGCAGGAGCAGCCTCCAATGCCGATGCAGCAAGCGGCGATGGGTGGTCAGTGATTTATTCGACTGCCATTCTGGATTATCAGCCTGAGCAGTCGGCTGCGCTTGGACGCAAGACGCATCGTTCATGGTTGCCTGTTGCGTTGGGCGAGAATGTATCTGTTGGCCCGTTTGCCGTTGTCTTTGCGGGTGTAACGATTGGTGACGACACGCTTGTTGGCATACATGCGATTGTTCGTGAGGGTGTTTCGATTGGCAAATCGTGCATCATTGGCGCGAATTGTTACGTTGGTTATGGTGTAACGATTGGCGACAATGTGCGGATCAACGAGGGTGTCAATGTTACTGGCAACACTGTAATCGGGTCTGGCACGTTTATCGGCCCGCATGTGTCGATGGCTAATGACCGGCACATTGATGTGGTTAATTATGTTTATCGCTACAACATGATCAAGCCGCCTGTTATTGGCAAGAATGTTGTGATTGGCACGGGTGCGATTCTGTTGCCTGGTGTTGAGATCGGTGATGGTGCTGTTATTGCTGCTGGTGCCATTGTTACCAAAGATGTCCCCGGTGGCATGACCGTCATGGGCGTTCCGGCCAGGCTTAGGCTGCAACCATGATTATTGCGTCAACCTATGCGCCGCGCCGCGATCATCCAATGTGGCAGGATTATCGGCCATATCTGGCATTGCAGCGCCGCAGCGTGGAACGGTATGGCCATAGGCAGGTGGTTATTACCGATGCCGCCGGGGCGCTTGAAATGCCTGATTTTGATTGTTTTGTTGATACGACGATGCCGCATGAACTGATGCCGGCGCTGGTTCATGCTCAGGCTGATTTCCTTGGCGCGGATGGTTACGACGATGACATTGCGTTTATTGGCGCGGATGGGTTGCTTGGGCATGATCCTGCGACTTTGATGGATGGCAACTTTGCGATTGGCGTCACGGTGGATGCCGGGTTTATGGATTGTCATCTGAACACTGGTTTGATGCTGGTGGCGGCGGGTGCCAGGTCAAAAGCTGCAGCTGTGTGGGCGTTGGCGGCAAAGCATTGCGGTGATAACTGGAGCGACGATCAGCGGTCGTTGGCTGGTGCTTTGGATGTCCCGATTGAGCATGGTTTGTATCGGCGGCATTACGGGAATCTGTTGGTGATGCCGGCATTTATGCACAACGATGCGCCAACCGGTGTTGAGGATGGTCGCCGTCCGGTGATTGTCCATTTTCGCGGTCTACGCAAGGCGTACATGGCTGAATGGGCGGCGCGGCATATGGATTTAGTGGCATAGGAGCGGCGAAAATGAACAAGCCTGGGAAATGACAGCAGTATGGACGCGCAGTGAAGGCAAGAATCCGGCTGGTGGCCTTAACGCCAAGGGCCGTGCATCTTACCATGCGGAGACTGGTGGCACTCTCAAGGCTCCGGTCAAGGCCGGCGATAATCCGCGCCGTGCATCGTTTCTGGCCCGCATGGGCAACATGCCGGGGCCTATGGCTGAAAACGGTAAGCCTACGCGCCTGGCTCTGGCATTGAAGGCATGGGGTGCATCGAGCAAATCGGATGCGGTTGCCAAGGCGCGGGCTATTTCCGCACGCAACAAGGATTAGATCATGGCTGAGCCAGTAGCGACGGGTGTGCAGAAATACCTGACCATGATTGCCGCTTATGACAACGAGTTCAAAAAGTGGGAATCCCGCACGACCAAGATCATCAAGCGGTACCGTGATGATACCCGTAGTGCGTCTGGTAACGAAACGGCCAAGTTCAATATTCTGTGGAGCAACGTGCAGACGTTGATTCCGGCTGTTTATGCCAGATTGCCCAAGGCTGATGCCAAGCGCCGTTTTGGTGACAACGACAAGGTTGGCCGGGTTGCGGCGCAGTTGATCGAGCGGGCGCTGGATTTTGAGATCGAGCATTACCCTGATTTCCGCAATGCGATGAATTACGCCGTGCAAGATCGGTTTCTTGGTGGCCGTGGCGTTGCATGGGTTCGGTATGAGCCACATGTTCGGCAGCAGGATGTGCCGGAAGATGGTTTTCAGATAACTGATGTTGTCGAAAATGAAGGAGATGAATACGAGGATGTGGGTTCCTCCCCCGTGCGGTCCTCGTATCCAGCACCGGGCGGCATCATGGGCGGGTCGCCCGGTGCATTGCCTGGTGCTGCGATTTCACAGCCGGAAGCTGCTCCTGCGGCTTTGGCAAATGGCGCGGAAGGCCCGATGCCGGGTGCGGAAGATTTAACTGCCGGCCAGCAGGAAGTAGCCGAGGAGATCGACTACGAATGTGCGCCGTCTGATTACGTGCACTGGAAGGACTTTGGCCATTCAACGGCCCGGACATGGGATGAGGTGACTGCCGTCTGGCGTTGGGTCTATATGACCAAAGAGGCGTTGGTTGAGCGTTTTGGCGAGAAGAAAGCCAAGTCGATTCCGTTGGATTCCGGTCCTGAGCCGCTTGCCGGTTACAGCGGGACCAAACAGCGTGATAACACCCGCGCCAAGATTTGCGAACTTTGGGATAAGGAAGCCGACAAGGTTTACTGGATCAGCAAGTCATCGCCTGATTTTGTTGATGAGCGTGATGATCCGCTTGATCTTGAAGGGTTCTTTCCTTGTTCCAAGCCGCTTTACTCTACGTTGACCAGCGACAGCCTTGTGCCGGTGCCGGACTTTGTTTTGTACCAGGATCAGGCGCAGGAGCTGGATATCCTGTCAGACCGGATTGATGGTCTGGTCAAGGCGTTGCGGGTGCGCGGGGTTTACGATGCGAGCCAGCCGGCATTGCAGCGGTTGCTGACCGAGGGTGACAACAACAGTTTGATCCCGGTCGATAAGTGGATGGCCTTTGGCGAAAAGGGTGGGCTGAAAGGCAGTATTGATTTGCTGCCGCTTGATACGTTGTCCAATGCGTTGATGCAGTGTTATCGCGCCCGTGAGGACATCAAGTCGCAGATTTACGAGATCACGGGCATTTCCGACATTATTCGCGGCCAGACGAGTGCTAGTGAAACCGCAACCGCACAACAGATCAAGGGCCAATATGCCGGTCTGCGGTTGCGTTCATTGCAGGATGAGGTGGCGTTGTTTGCCACCGAGATTATCCGGTTGAAGGCCCAGATTATTTGCACCAGGTTTCAACCGCAGACAATTTTGGAGTATGCCGCTGCCGAGCAGATGACTGACGAGGACAAGGCGCTGATTCCACAGGCGCTGGAACTGTTGCAGTCAGATCCGCTTAGAAGTTTTCGAATTGAGGTGGATGCCGACAGTCTGGTGCAGATTGACGAAAATCAAGCAAAACAGGACCGGGTATCGTTTTTGCAAGCCTTTGGCGGATTTCTGACACAGGCTTTGCCGATTGGTCAGCAGAGTCCGGAACTGATCCCAATGATGATTGGGCTGTTGAAGTACGGCGTGACGGCGTTTAAGGGCGCACAGGGCATTGAGGGTTTGATTGATACCGCACTGGATCAGATCAAAAACGCTCAACAGCAAGCTGCTGGACAGCCGCCTAAACCCGATCCTGAGATGATGAAGGCCCAGGCAGCGCAGCAAGCTGAACAGATGAAAGCCCAGATGTCTGCCCAGACCGAGCAGATGCGTGTCCAGGCTGATGTTCAAGCTATGCAAGCCAAGGCGCAGTTTGACGCGCAGATGCAGCAAGCCAAGTTGCAGTCCGACATGCAGATTGAGCAGATGAAGGCAAACCTGTCCGCGCAGCAGGAGGGTCAGCGTATGCAGCATGAGATGGCCATGAAGTCTCAGGAGGTGGCTGCGGCTGAACAGTTTGACCGCTGGAAGGCAGAACTTGAGGCTGCAACCAAGGTGCTAGTTGCCCGCATTGGCGCTAACCCTGGCATGGATATTCCGGCAATCGAAGCAACAAACGCCGCAAGCGACAAGATTACGGCGGAGTTGGGCAACCATGTTCGTGAAACCATGAACAAGATTGCCGACATGCAGAACCAGACCATGAACCAGATCAGCGGCGTTATGCAGGTTTTGGCGGCACCGAAACGGATTGTGCGAGGTGCGGATGGACGGGCAGCGGGTATTGAAGTCTTGCAATGAACGGTGGCTGGGATAGCGGAACATGGGATGACGCAACCTGGGACTTTGTCCCGACTGTTGTTGTCGATGACACTCATGACGGCAAAAGATTCA